ACATGCATTAGAGTATGTATGCATTAGCACATGTATGCATTAGCACAGACATGCATTAGAGTATGTATGCATTAGCACATGTATGCATTAGAGTATGTATGCATTAGCACATACATGCATTAGAGTATGTATGCATTAGCACATGTATGCATTAGAGTATGTATGCATTAGCACATACATGCATTAGAGTATGTATGCATTAGCACATGTATGCATTAGAGTATGTATGCATTAGCACATGTATGCATTAGCACAGACATGCATTAGAGTATGTATGCATTAGCACATGTATGCATTAGAGTATGTATGCATTAGCACATACATGCATTAGCACATACATGCATTAGCACATACATGCATTAACACATACATGCATTAGCACATACATTCATTAGCACATACATGCATTAGCACAAACATGCATTAGCATTTGTGTGAATTAGAAAAACAAAGAACAAAGAACAAAGAACACACTATGATACTGCTGTAAATTATGCTGATAGCAACCAAGTATAAATATCAAATAATACTCGGCAGTCTATTTCATTATATTTTACTATTTCATCAAATTTAGCTTTATTGAAGTTTTTGAATAATTGAATTCCTGACATCATTGCATCAAATCCATTATTAATTGATGTGGGTGCTGCCCCAGCTGGTGATGTTGACCATATTGCAGTTGTTATATGCCCCCTATTATACAATGCTGTTGCTATATCTTTTAATGTAAAAGACAATGCCCCGGGTATTACTATATTATTATCATAAAACACCTTATATAAATCCACAAATGTGATTTGTGATAAATATTTATGCAATCTACCATTATGCGACCTATTTATGGCTTGCAATGTAGTATATTCTGCGTGTGACCAGTGATATATTACTGGCGATTGATATTCACATACATATCTCAACATATTGCGAATATTACGAAATTCGCGTTTTTTATTATTTGATGTAATTGCCCAATTCAAATAAGTCCATGTATCCTGTTGCATAGTGCTGCTGCTGTCATCACTATGCATGTGCGTAATATGTCCTAAACCAATCATAAATACAATATTATTATTGCATGATGTGCCTGTATCATCTAATAAACATGATTGCACTGTTTCAAAATCTAAAAAAAAACACGATGCACCTTCAGTAGCATTTAATACACTAGCATCTGGCTGTTGGAATAAATGTGGACATCTATTCAGTAATAATATTTTATCCACTATAGTACTAATTTTACTATTTTGATGCAATCCTAATACATCCGATGTACACTGGATATCATCCCATCTATATACACCAGCCTCATGCGCCACTCGTCTTTGTTTTATTCCTATATTCCACACTAATGTCAATTCTTTTAATTCATGTGCTATTGCACGTTTCCGCTGCGTGTAAGGTGCATCATATTTATTAGTCATATTTGGATATAAAAATGCAGATGCATCCCCTATCATCAAGGGCAATGAAGGCAATGACGGGGGCAATAGGGGCGCAGCATAGCTATCCCCATGTTGTTCATCTAATGCATCCAAAGATGGAGCGCCATTTATTATCCATGTTGCGCCAAATTGCCGAACTGAGCGCCGCCATTCTATCGCTGCAACCATTTCTTCCAAAAAACTAGTTGAATATGTAAAAATTGCTGGACAATACCACGTATTATAATAACGCTGCCCAATTTGCACACTTTTCCCTAAAATATATGTTGCAGTAGGAGTATAATCCTGCAATTGACCTAACATATAATTATATAATCCTAATTGCGCCTGATATGCCCGTAATAATGGATAACTAAGTGATGTCATGCGATTAGCACGTAATTTTAATATCATCCATTTAATATCAACAACTATATAATGATATCGTCTATTATATCGGCAACCATGTTGCTGTGGCAATTCTACTAAATTAGTAAATAAACGTCTCAGCCAATCACTGCGAATTAATAAGTCACATGAACCACGATAATATGCTGTAGTATCCTGCAATGGTGCTTGATATATTATAGCATATCCATGTTCCATTGCCTTTATAGTTCTCTGAATATCATCGGGATTCGCAGCAAATGCTGTTGCTGCTATTTTTATAGAATCACTAGGATACTTAGTGCGCAAATAATCCCATATTTTAGCTTCAAAATTATAACCTTGCTGAAATATCGGATTATTAGAAGATGCAGGCTGCCGTAGTGCGGATACATTAGCACTATGTTCATCTTGCATTTTGAAATAATCCAAAATAGTATCATTTAAAAAATAATTCTTCAAATGTGTAGGCGCTACCCATATAGTTGTTGCTTCCTGTTCCACTGCATCCATTGATGTGCTGCTATCATTATAGTTGCGAGGCATAATATAATTTTGTAATAATGCCCAATCTGGATCTGGTGGATCATTTTTGACTCTTTTTTTAGGTGGTGAGTCAGTAGTATCATCATCACTATCTACGCCCGCCATCTCATCATATTTGCGTTTATCCATTCTTTTTAACTGTGTTCCTATCTAGCTTTTTAACTTTAAACAACACATAACACTGCTAATATTTACTAGCTAACAGTAGTAGCAGCAGCATTAGGATGCATCCATATTTAATAATTCAAATCTATTAGCTACTTTTGCTGTTGATTGGACTGCTAATTGTTTACTAAATGCAAGTACTTGTGCATTAATTACAGTTGTTGCTGATGATGCACCACCAACTTGTTCTAATAATGTTGTTAGATTTTTACAATATCTAGCTGTAGTACGACCATCTAATTGCAATAATGTTGTAAATCGCTTTGCACCAATAGCATGCATACCATGCAAAAATCGCAGTTTAGTTGCACATACTTTCTTGCTATCCTTTTTATTACATCCAATCAATCCATCTAACATTGATAAGTCTACTAATTTATTTTCAACTAGAAGAGCTAATAACCATCCACAATTCACCCATGTAATAAAGATATTATTGAACGTTGATAATACTTTAATATAATTCGCTATAGCTAAAGACCATATGTTATGATGTTTTTTATGAATAGTACTTAAAAACTGCACTATTATTGCAATTTTTTTATCACTATCGTTAATTGCATCCATATAATAATTATATACTGCTATCATCTCATCATTAAATGATGCTGTAGCACTATATTTATCAATGTAACGATACACTAACGATACAGTTGATTTATCATTTATAATATCAATAGAATTACCAGATATCTGTTCAAACAATCTAGCTAATAATGTAATATGTGGCTGTGCTATCACAGGGGGTGCGCAGTCACCCCCTGTTGCTGCATCTACTTCTTCTGTTGATGCGCCTTGCGTAGTAGTTTTAGAAGCAGTAGTACCACAAATTAAATGACATGTCGCTATTTCCGCAATTGGTTGCGCATGCTCTATGAGTTCTAACGGTGTTTTAGCATCAATAGTATCGCCAGTATCAACAGTATCAACAGCATCCACACTGTGTTTGTGTTGTTTTTTAGTATCTTCAATTTCTTTTCTCACATAAGGAATGTGCTGCGTGACGCCCCTATGACATTGGGCTGGCGAAGCAGTCTTTAATACTTCATACCAATCCATCAATCTGAATTTATACTTAAATGGTATAGCAGTGGAATCTACTAATTTAGTCATATATTCCAAATAGTTAAATAACATAGTTTCAGACAATAATTTAATATTATCCGTTCCTTGGCAAAATCCAATTAATATCAATACACGTTGTTCTTGCAATGTTTTATCCACTGAATCCAATGCTAATACCAAATTTGCTAACATTATATCCCATAAATCCACTCCTAGTGGAATACAGCCCTTTTGCATTAATACTGAACTGCTATTACACAATAAACTATTAATTATCATTCCTAGAACTGTATAATACTCCAATTTAGTTGTGCAAGTACCGGAATCAATTGATTTGATTTCTGGAATGAAACGGATATCACTTGTACACATATCTATTATTGATTTAATGTACTTTGCAAATAATGCTGTCACAATATACTCATATCGCGTTAATGTTCCAATATCAGTGATAAATCTAATATAGTATGCAATATTACTAGATTCATTATAACACTTATTCTGAAGAAGTGTAAATATCAACTCCAAATATGATACTACACGCTCCTGTTCCATCGTATTCAATATATTAGTCACAGATTCCAATATAATACTATAATTAAGGGCTGCTAATTTATTGATTTCTCCCTTAATCACATTTACATTAACATCTTTGTTAATATATTTTGATAGTAGGCGGGGATTCTTCTTTGCAATTACAATACTGCTGCCACTGCCACTGCTACTGCCACTGCTACCACTACTGCTACCGCCGCTGCTTCTTTTATGATAATCGCTAACATCACTAATTTCGCGCGATATATCTGTTAGAATATCTACTAAATAACGTGATAAAACCTTATTTAATTTGCTAACTTCCGCAATGTAATCAACATTAGTGCTAAATGTATTATGTTTGATAGCATCAAATATCTCTAATTTAATAGCGGGGAATGGATGGTGGCCGCTAGTAGCCATGCGTGTGTGCTTGTTAGTGCTAGTGTTAGTGCTAGTGTTAGTGCTAAATGCTAAATGCTATGTAAGTAGCAACAGCAGCAACAGCACGTTTCTAATGAAGTGGATTATAGAAATTATTAAAACAATTTTGGTAATATGAATAGTACAATTGGAATTAACTTATTAGTGATTAGTGCAAAAATATATGTTATTACAGTAAATGTATAGAACATCACCGTATAATCCTATTATAGACCCTATACTCAACCAAGAACGTACAGCAGTACAACATAATTATACTGCTGCGCGTGATGCAACTACAACTAATATTATTCCCCATGACATGAATCAACGTTTACTAAATAATAATACAACTGGACATCCTATGGATTCTGCAAATCGGCAGCGATTTGCATCATCGGATTTTACATATCCACCTTTGCAACATAATAATATGCAACCATTTTTTAAGGGTAATCATGTACAATCTAATAGAGTTGATGCATTTACAAATAAATTAGGGCGATTCACTGGAAATGATGAATTCTATCGCCCAGTGAAAACCGAATTACCTACATTCACTGATATTAAACCAGATATGTCATATACTCATGGTAGTCCTAGTATGACACTAAATGCTGATTATTTATCGCGATTCATTCCATCTACAAAATTACATGGACAAAGACCAGTTGAACCAATTCGTGTCGGCCGCGGATTCGGTAATGGATATTCCGCACTGCCATCTGGCGGCTATAACCAAGCTAATTTAATTCGTGATTATGTGCAGCCTAAGACTATTGATGAACTTCGCATTCCATCAAAAGCACGGCCTAATATTCCCGGACGTACAGAGATGGGACTTAAAGGACACAAACGCGCACATAAACCAGTTATTATTAAGCGGCGGCCAGAACGTTTTTATAAATCATCCCCAGAACGTGGAAATGTTAGTAGTGCTGTTAAAGCAGAACGCATCAGAAATCGCATTATTATTAAACCTACTAATAAACAATTATCACGCTCATATACTGGAACTGCTGGAACTTCCGATAAATTAAAACAACCATTGGATCCACTAATTAAAAAATCAACACGTAACACATATAAATCAATTCCCCAACTCAATCCACGCCGCCCAGATGGCTGGAAATTAAATCCTGATGATGCTAGCGCAGCATTAGTTAATGATTATGGACGACATGGTATTACTAATAAACCAAATGAACGGCAACGGACTGGACAACGAACTGTATTGCATAATTTAACAATGGCTGTTAAAAAAATAATAGCACCAATGATAGATGTATTAAAACCTACTAGAAAGGAGAATACTATTGGGAATTCGCGGCCAGATGGTGTAATGACAGCAGCAATGCCACCGAAACTTACAGTACATGATCCTAATGATACACCACGAACTACATTAAAAGAACAATTAATTGATAATATTCATAGTGGACATCTCAGTGGAGAAGATAAATCATATATTCCAATGCAAGATGCTGTGCGAACAACTATAAAAGAATTACATGTTGAGAATTCTTCCCCTTATTTGAATATGAACCCACAACAACCCCGATGTTCACGGGTGTATGATCCCGAAGATATTGCAAAAACAACACGAAAAGAACTAAATATAGATAATGAACATTCTGGACATATTGGTCATCAAGATACATTCGCTGGTGCCTATATTTCTACACATATTGATGTACAACAAACTAATAGACAATTTGTATCCGATATTATGCATATTGGTGTAGCAGATGGACGCACTACTGGTATGGGATACACTACTAATTTAATCGCACCCCCTGATACAACTAATAAAGAAATTACTAGCAATCGCGAATATACTGGTATTGCTAAATCCAATGTAAATGCTGCTACGGATTATACTAATGTTATTGCAACAACTCAATATAATCCTAATAAGGAAGTATTGGAAGTAGGACGAGAACCCACTACTTCTAATGTTAGTTTAACAACAGGTGTTGATGCCGCTGCTTATAATACTAAAACAGTAATGTCAGATAGCATTAATCGCCATGCACCAATGGAAACTCGTATTCATCAATTACCACCATCATATAATATGGCACAATCATACAGCACTACTAAATCAAAAAATCTACTAGATCATGATATCATTATAAAAAGATTAAATCCATCATTGCTAGATGCTTTTCATAGTAATCCATATACTCATTCGCTCACATCCAGTATCTAATGGCACACTAGTGTCATAGTGCTTGTGTGTTTGTACACTGCAAAAACTAGTGCTATTTTAAAAAAAGGGTGGGGATAAATCCCCGGGGGAAGAGGTTGGGTGTCGTGGTCATTGGCCGTGGAAAGTGGGAGAGCTGCGCAGCAAATGTTAGGGCAGCCCCATCATGTTCCGCACACTGCATGCGTGCGAGTAGCTCTCCATCTCTGCAAGAAGAGCCGCCCACTCTGCACTGCCCTCGTCCAGCGCGTTACACTCCGTGGCGCACATTATGATCAGCTTATCCAGCTGCGCACACGTGAGATCGCAAACTTTCTTGCACTCCACCCCCAATCGCACAGAAGCCTTTTTCGCAGATGGTGATGCCATCCCAAGTCTTCCTTTGATTTACTATAATAACATTGTCTCTAAAATTGAAATTTTAGAGACAATGTTATTTTATGCCAAAAATAGTATGATTACAATTAATATTAGGGCAGACACCAAGTATTACCGCGTTGACTATAAGTAAATTAGTATTGTTTACAATAAAAAGGATAACAACGCGCGGTAATTTCAGTTTTCTACCCTTACACTCAAATTTGTGATATAGAGCAGCAATTTCTTCTTTTAAAATTGTGCAATATTTGCAGCTGATTGCCATCCCACAACTGGGTCTGCTCGCGGGCCGCGTTGCACTGGTAAATACACTTCGTTACTTAGTAATTGCCCTTGTTTTTCCACTGGATGCACTGCATACTGATCCATCATACGTGGTAAACACGGCCTATGATTATCCTTAGCTAATAATTGTGAATTGATTTGATGGTCAAATGATGGCATTACATTATATTGCGGATTACAATGTAACCATTCCCACCGATTCATACCTGTTCCGCGCAATGTACTTGGTGGATTAGATAATCGCGTTTCTTCTGTTTTATTAAATTCCATAGTAGGATATGTATTAATAAATGTGTCATTATTTAGACATACTTTAGAATATGGTGAACAACCTGATATAATACTACCACCTTGCGCGCCACATTGATTTTGCTGATCACTTGGTAAATACTGACGAGTTGGACATGATGAATTCGGACGCGTTATTCCTAATAATTCACTGCTAATATCAATTAAATTACCACGACTTATATCAGCACCGCGCCCCTGCAATCTAACATGAATATCATCTGGATGCATCGGTGTCACTGCATTCGCTGGTGTACCTAATACATACATTGATGGATGCATTGATTGCGCTAATTGAAATTCATAACTACACACATCATACGGTAATCTATTGGAACTCATTCTTGCTTTTTAGTCTGTACACATATTATTTCTATTGGGGTATGAGGGAATTGGGGTTAAGGGGGCGCGAAGTCGCCCCCCTGAGGAATTGAGAGCGCAGCCCCTAATACCCCTTATTGCAATATGTGTTTAGCTTTTCGTGTTTTAGTAATGCGCGTTGCGGATGATATTGATGCGCGCTTACTCAGTAATTTAGTCACTCTATGCATTAAGTTCTTCAATGTTACCTGTTTACTCACTCTTTTTGTAGCTGATGTGCGCTTTTTACTTTTAATAGTTTTCTCACCACCACCACTCTGATATGATGGCCTAACACTAATAGCATTATTGTACGATTGCGATTGCTGCTCTTCTGGATGAGTATTAGCATTGATAATACCACTATATTCATTGGATATACCACCATATTCTGGTGATGCTGCCATCATATTAATATTCCCAGTTATTGGAAACTTTTTCTCCGGTGTTGCCATAAAGTCATTCCCATTTATTACACTATTTACATCATCATTCGCGTTATCGCCATTTCCATTACCGTTACCGTTACCATTACCGTTACCGTTATCGCCATTTCCATTTCCATTACCGCTACTGTTACCGTTATCGCCATTTCCATTTCCATTACCGTTACTGTTACCGTTGCCGTTGCCGTTGCCGTTGCCGTTGCCGTTGCCGTTGTTAATTCTATTAGGATTGCTATAATTATATGGTGGTGTGTATTTCTCTATTGGCTCACCATAAGGGGATATAGCAGTGTTTAATAATGTTGAATTAGAATTTATATTAGTGCTAATCTTATTTTCATTAGTTGGTTTAGGTTGCGATGGATTAGTGATATTTTCATTAGTTGGTTTAGGTTGCGATGGATTAGTGATATTTTCATTGGATGGCTTAGGTTGCGATGGATTAGTGATATTTTCATTGGATGGTTTAAGAAGTGGGGTGGATAATGCATTAGCTGCAACATTTGAGGATGTAGTAACAAAATTAGCAATACCAGCAACACTATTTTTAACAGTATTAACTACGGATGCTACTCCATTTGTAGCACGACTAAGAATACCACTAGATTCATCAGTTTCTTTTACTTCTTTTTGTTGTTCTGTGATAAGTTCTGTTGCTTTTTCAAGTTGGGCATTTGCACCAGCAATTTCATCAATATAACTAACTATTTTCTCCATATCACTTTGCCTCATTGCTGCTAAATATTTTTGCGCATAATCCTTATAATGAATCATCATTTCGCCTAATTCAGTCTGTATTGCTTCCATTTTACTCTTTAATAATTCAAACTGATATTGACTTATATTACTAGCTGGTTTGCCAGCATCACCATATCTTTCAGTTGAGTGAGCAGAAGTAGTAGTATTATTGTATTTAGTTGTTAATGCACGAGTTTCTGCAATTTCTGGAAACATGTATTCTTTAATCATTTTCAATTTAGTTTCATTGTCATTTGCGGATTTCTTTACTTGATCTAAAAAAGTATCCACATCCATTGCTGGTGGTATCACTTGCTTCTCAGCAGTTGTAGCTATATTAGCATTGGCATTATATGTATTCATTTATTAATAAGTGCTATTTTATTAGTATTATATTGGTTAAGTCAATGCACTACTATAATACTGAACTAAATTGATGTGAAATAGCAGATGCAGTACAAGCCCGCAATTACTGGATGAATGACATGTTAAACAGCTATAATTGACAATATGATGAAAATTGCAATTTTCATTGGATATACAGCTCTGTAATCACAACCATGTCGCATACTTCGTACGCGGTTGACATTGCGGAGGCTCGGCTGATCATCGCGCTGCAGTTGGCGCACTTGGAAGAGCAGCGCGTAACGTGGGACTTCACGGCAGACACCGTGGCAATGTGGCGCCATGGGATGGAAGTGCTGCGGCAGGCAGAGCACTTGCTGCGTCAGTTGGAGGCGAGGGAGCAACATCAGTATCCACCGTAGGCACTCTGAGAGAGAGAGAGAGCGCTGCGACTGCGGAACACGGAAACTGGCCTCGGCAACTGGCAACCACTGCCTTCAAAACGGGGAGCAATCCCCACCCCTTTTTTAGAATAGCAGAGCCACATGAACAATAGCAATAATTGATATTACGTGCAAAATTGTAATGTTGCATGTATAAATAGATAATTAGCAAGAAGCATGGCTGCGGCGTTGTTGACCCAAGCGATTGCGCTTCGTCAGCGCATCTATGACAGCATTAAGAACGCGGAGGACAGCGGTGAGGTTGTTCCACGCCGCTGGTACCAGTGGTGCGTCTTAGCGCAGAACAGCGTGGCGACGTTTGAACGGCTGTCTAATCAGCAAAACGCGATGTGGAACCCACCGTAGGCACTCTGAGAGAGAGCGCTGCGATTGCGGAACACGGAAACTGGCACAGGCAACTGGCACCCACTGGCTTCACCACCTACACAACGGGGATCACTCCCCACCACTTTTTTTATTATCGCACTATCACACTATCACACTCACACATACTCGCGATTCGCTTATATATCTAAAAATATATCACTAAACACTAAATGTTAACAGCGCATGCACACAATACTACACAATCTAATTCCGAATTAAATGCACAATTTAGCACTGATTTTATTGATAAGGGTCCCCGCTATTTATATTGCACACGCCCAGAAGATATCACAACACGGACACGTACTGCACAGCGATTAGCTGAATCAATTAGCACTAATATCAATGACCAAAATGACTATTTGCGTAATATTGATGTAGAGAGTGAATTATTCGGCATTAATATTTATGCTGATAAATGCGGTACATATAACAATTATAAACTACAGCCGCAACGTAATCCTGAACCACATATTCCATATTTGAATCATCAAGATAACTATTGGCAAATGAAACCCTGTACTGAACAATATATCGCATGGGACCCCGCATTTACCCGTATTGCACCATTTATACAACATCCACAACCACATGGACTTGATAAAATTAATGCTAAATTAGCTGCACCAACTTGCATTAAACAATTTGAAAATATTAATCTAATGACTGCTGGACAAACTCGCATTTTTCACAATTTAACTAAAAATGAACCATTCCCTTGCTCATAATGCGGGGATGCATGGGGATGCATGGGGATGCATGGGGATGCATGGGGATGCATGGAAAGAATAAAAGGGCAAAAAAGACGAATTGCACATAATTGATAAAATTCCGTATTGCAATCCATTTAGTTCAGTTATGGAATGCGTGTATGCTGCGAACCTGTTCGTGTGTAGATATGTGGAACAGAGCAAAACTAGTATCTAATTTAGTACGTGTATAGTTGGTGCCTACACAATAATTTAATCGTAAGATAGAATAATTGTGCTGGCATAGATTGTATATGAATTGAATGAAGATACGATCCCCACGGCTAGGAAAGACAGTAAAAACGCGCGCGGACTGTGGAGATTAAAATATAACGTGGGATTGTCACGGACAGTGAGCGGGGATTGGGGCTACTAGTTTACTACCAGTGACGACTCACCTGTTCACTCGGGCTATTTAACATTGGTGGTTTTTTTCTCTTTTCATGTTTCATATTTTGTGTTTTATATTTTGTGATTTGTGTTGGCAGCGCTTGTGCGCTATGCTTAAAATCTCATATAAGTGATGTTAAATAAATATATGCAATATAAATAAAAATGGCTAGCTTAAATATAGCAGGTGGTTGCAATTCCTGCAGTACAATTGAACCTATGTATCCCTATGGTGCTGGCGGTAGTAGTGGCGGCGGTAGTCCATGGCAACAACCTGATTATATGAATCCATTTCAATCTAATCCATTTCAATCTAATGCATCCAGTGGCGGATATACTGCAACTGGTTCACTCATGCAGCAACAGCAATCGTGGGGGGCATTGGGGGAGCGAAGTCACCCCCAGGGAGAGCGCAGTCACTTCCAATCCTCGGGGGCTATGCCGAAAGCACCACAATCAGCTGCTGCTGCACAAACTGCTGCAATTAATGCTGCTACTGCTGCAGCATCCGCTGCAACTGCTGCAACTAAAGCTGTTGCCGCTGCAACTGTGGCAGCATCCGTTCAACATAAAGAAACTAACAAAAAACAACATTTTATTGCGGTTGATTCGCCTACAGATAACACATCCGCTGATAATGCCGGAGAAATGGAGTTGGAAGGATTTAATGATTATTATCAATATGGCATGGATAATGGTAAAACATCCTCACGATACAAATTAATCTGCGCTACTGTCCTATTCTTCCTAATTATCGCTGCACTTGGTCTCAATGAATTCGCTAAGTTTATGATTAACAAATGCATACAAACTGCTGATGGTAGCCCCTATTACTATCTTCTCTATTGTGGTGTTGCTATTACTATTAGCCTATGCTTACTCAAATTCTACTCTAATAAATAAAATAATACTACTCTTTTTCTAATTTTCTTATTTGTTTTATAATGTGTGCACTTCTTTTAATGCTTTTAATGCATGTGTTGCACAGAAAATTGTTTTCATAACTCTTAAATATGTTAGCAATATCGGCGGCAACAATGATTACAAATATTGATGATGATTTCTATTGCTATTTAGATTTATCAATAACAAAAGTATTAATAAATTATAAGAATTCACCTAAAAAAAATAGACACATATATTGCGATTTATTACCAATTAGTGTTATAGAGTGCACAGTGCAACAGATAAATAGTAAGGCATTAATTTACAATAATTTGCCACCACAAACTACACTATTGACAATATCTGATGCAGAACATTTCAGATTCCACTATAAAACTAATATTAGTAATTTACCACATTATATTATACATCTCCAATATAATGCAAGTAAAATAGATATCAAAGTATCTCAACTGCACTATCTGGAATCAGTATTATTTACTGGTATATGCAATGCCACAAGTAATAATTATATGCCTAAAACTTTAAAAATATTAAAAGACATTACTTATAATAAATATGATGTATCATCGGACTGTTGTTGTCCTACTTGTTATAGTGATTATTTACAATCTTATGATGATATGAAATATTTGCCATTGCGATTACAATATATGAAATATACTTCATTATTATCATCATACGATTATTTACCACGTTATAGTGATGCACTATATATTACAAATCCTTATTTTACTGATTATTATGGCTATGATTCTAGTTATATGGAAAGTACACGGCGTGTACCAATTGAGATTATAATGTCGCGCACAAATATTACATATCCTAAGTTAACTCAGCGGCCACATTATATTATAAATTCTAAAATTACACATATTAAAAAAACTATGCTACCCCATAATACTATATTCATTATTAGGTCAGATACATGTTTATATAAACCTGTTCACATATATTTACATAAAATAGTAGAGTCAATTTCACCGTTTTACGATGTCATACCACCAAAGTTCCCTTGCTACAAATACATACAATTTGGCGAATATTTAGTCTATTATACGAAATGTAAAGGCACATCATGCATACCCAGTTCTACGAGTGAATACGCTAGTGAATACGATAGTGAATTTGATAGTGAATTTGATAGTGAATATGATGATGACGCATACAATGGCGAATATAAGATGCAGCACGCTGCTGATACTGATACAAGTCTAAAAGCACAACAATATGCAATTGAATATACAACTGAATATACTACAGCGTATCCAACTTTATCAGCTAGTATAAAAAGTTCACGCAAAAAATAAGTAATTACTAATATTATATTTCCTTAATGTGCTGGAGCGAATGTATTAAGTCAGTTAGTATTATTTACATGGGCGGCATACTGTAAACTAGGATATGCAGTATCATAATTTTGAGTAAATTCTAATTCATAGGATGATATTGCATCGTAGCAACTTCTATATGTTATTTTTTTTATATATGGTTGTTCAGCTGATTTGTATTCAATAGTATCCTTATATATTTTTATTTGCTCTAAGAATTTATACTGATATTTTAATGCAGTAGCATAATTACATGACTTATTTTCACTGTAACAATCTGAATCCCATATACTAGTCTCACATTTAACATTATTGATTAATGACATTGTAATATCAATTGATATATAGAATACATCATCCATATAATCATCTTGCCCATCACTATCTGGAAACATAGCGCGATAACGTGTGTTATATGTATAACTACATTCATACCCTGTTGGATAAATATACGATAATAACTGCACATTATCTGGTATATAATCATATGATGATAACACAGATGCTATTGTGCAATATACTAAGTTGCGCGGTAAATACATTAAATCAAATGTAATATTGTCCAAATATCTGTGACAACTAGGATAATAGCATTCTGTACACACACTATCTTCCTCATTATAATCTGGTGATACTAATGCTTTAACATATTTTGACATATAATTTGTCTTAAATTTACATATAGATGATGACATACATTGCAAATAATAGTTATTTGCAGCTATTTTAACATGAGTAATTCCACGCAATTTAATATATCTTATATAATATGGTAAATTGCTGGTGCATAATGTGTTATCTCCTGCATACACTGACAAATATTGCGCATTTGGCGGCAAATTATTAAATCCACTCCAATTTATGCTCTGCGCTGTATCATCTTTATATATATTTATATTGATGTAAATGGAAAGAGATTCTACAGTAATGGGCAATAAATCTATGTATTTCATTACATAATCACAGTTATTCGTCGCAGTAATCTTAACATTTTTAATTGCTAAATCTATATATGCAGTCATTATTCAATGTGCACTGTTCTGCATACGATTTAGCAATGCTTATTAACAATTTTGTATCTGTCATTATCATCCTAATTAATGTTATGCCACATAACAGTACTACATTATAAAAGCAATTATCACTGGCGCTACACTGCTCTTTATACCACTGCATTAGTTATTGTTTTTTCCTGATTTCTTGGAATTGCGATGCCGCTTTATACTAGTTATTTTAGTGCTATTTCTACGGCTCTTGCTATTGCTCTTGCTCTGGAGGGGAGTATTAGTTTTTTTAATTGTGGCATGATTATGTTGTTGTGATCTAACGAGAGTATCATATGTAGTGATACAACTACTAGCGGGAGTTTCTTGTTTATTAGCAACTGCTGTTTCTAATTCATCTACTGTTAAATTACCATTCTTATCAGTTAAACATTTACAAATGATATCCGCATTATTCTTAGTTAAATGCTGCCCCATCTTCTTGCGACATATCGCCATTCCTAACTCATAATGATCGGGATTCTCAAAGATTTCCCTTATCTTAGACTTTCTTATATGCGGTTCCCCTATATCCTTATATGTTTCCAATGTTGATAATATAGTGCGCCTCTTTGAACTCTTACTTTGATACATTTCTTACTCTATCTTACTATAATACTACATTTTTAGCCCTAATCATCGCAGGCAATGGAATAGCACAGCAGCTACTGAGCTGCCACCCTTGTGTAGTAGTGTAGTATTTTGCTGCGCCCACCTATAGCAGCCACTAAAAGCTACTAAAGCTACTAAAACATAGTGAATCATAATACTCATTTATCAAAATTGTTTAGGTTATGCGGAATCATTGCAGTAAATCATAGCGGATAATTGTCTGTAATAAACATAATACACTTTTGCCCTAGCACATGTCTGCAAAAAAAGGAAGCAGCAGTAGTAGTACAGCAGCACTAACTAGCGCCCCCCCTAGTGGCGCCAGTGGCAACACAGCAGATTGCGATAATTATATATTTCATTTGTGGACTAGTCGCACGATACCTATTAAGAATTTAGCTGAATTGTTGCGCGATTTACTTACTGAGGGTAATCTAGAATGTTCCGCAACTGGCATTAAACTCTTATCCATGGATCCATCCCATGCTGTTTTAGTACATTTAAACTTAGAAGTTAGCGGATTTGAAATGTATAAATGCGATCAACCGCTTGTAATAGGACTGAATTTGGAGGATTTCTTCAAAATTATTAAGAATATGGAGAATTCAGATGTATTGCGATTGTTTGTAAGCAAAACTGATACTAATACTATTGGCATTGAACGATTTAATAAAGATGAAAATATCACTAATACTATTTATCAATCACTTATGGATATTGAAAGATACGATAAATCAATCCAACCAGTCAAATTTGATAATGTTATTATCATGTCTAGTGCGCGCTTTCAAAAGATATGCCGTGAAATCTTCCTATTTAGTGAAGAAATTGAAATTACTAGTGTTGGCAATCAACTCATTTTCAGAGGCCATAACACTAATATTCGTCAAGAAATCAAAATTAAACCAACTGCAGATGGCATAAAATATGAAGAAAATGAAACTAGTGATAAAATTGTACAAGGTGTCTTTGATCTAAAATATCTAGTGCAATTCAGCAAATGTGCTAATCTTGACCAACATATCCGTATCCACTTTAAAAATGACTATCCCCTTGTAATACAATGCAATGTTGCCACTCTTGGCACTATCCGCCTCTGTCTTGCTCCTAAAGTACAACAATAATAATAGTTATCGTGTTTGTGTTCCCCGGGGTGACTTCGCTCCCTCATAGCTCCTATGCATTGGTGTAATAATGGGGTCTAGGGGGCATTGCCTCGCACATTGGCGTTATCATGGGGGTCTAGGGGGAATTGTGGGGCGCAGCCCCGTAATTCCCCCTCCCGTAATACCCCCTGCGGTATATATTAACTGATATTGTTCTGTTATTATAGAAACATAGAACCATAGCAACATAGAAACATAGAATCATGGCATCATCCACTCCATCTAATCTTAAAGACCTCATCAAACAAATAACTATAAATTTTATATCACATTACTACCATAAATTTGAGACTGAATATCTTGCAACAGCCCCAATTATCGGGGGCTATGGGGGTGCGCAGTCGCCCCCTCAAGGCACCGCAATCATTGCGGATAGTAAGATTCGTGAATTTGTACATACTACTTATGATACTAAACAACTTGAATTAAAAAAATATATTCGCAAAACATTAAAAGATAACCTAAAAGAACAATATCCCACAACAGCTGTTGAACAAATTCTACTTGAAATGTTCTCCAATCCTGATTATGCTAAAGAACGCGTAACTCAAGAAATCATACTTGATTCACAACGACGTGCTTCATTAGCCTAGTTTTTCTTTTTTACAATTGTTTTTGATGTGATGTGATGTTATATCATATTCATTTAGTGAAGTTTTGTTTTTAGTTCAATATCATAATTATTATTAACATTAATATAGCTTTAACATAAATAGCTATGGCAGCAAAGACATCATCTATTGCGCGCAGTGATGCAATTGCATCAGCAATTGTTGATACTGGGGCATATACTAATTGCCCCGCATTGTCAGTAGGACAAATATTACATAAAAATTGTAAATTATGGGTATGGGATTTTGATGATACATTAATTAATTCTTATGCTTACATGAAACATGCCATGACTGATTCCGCTATTGCTACTCTTTCTGATGATGCCTTGCTAGCTGATATTCCATTTTATTCATATTTTCGTGATTTAGTAATAGAACTCTGTACGCGAGGTGTTAAAGTTGCTATTGCTAGTTTTGGTGTTCTTAGCATTATTCAAGCATACATGAATCGCATCTTTGGATTTAATCAAAAATTCTTTGCAACACATAATATCAAAGCATTTCGCCATAATTTGCGCGATGTATTTTCACGTAAGACTATGCCACGTAATAAGAATGGCATGATATTTGAATTAATGGAATTCTATAAAATATCCAGTTTCAATAATGTGTGTCTATTTGATGATGCTGTTGCTAATATCACTGCTGCATTAGAAATTGGCATTTATGCAATATTTATTGATGATTTATTCAATCCAACTGTGTTGTCTACGATATATCAACCAGTAGAATTACACGAAACTAATAAATTAGATAGCTTCGCAGCTAATTTACATTTAACCGATTCACGTGATTCGGCATTATCGCCAACTCTGCAAACAGCTAGCGATATCACCGGGGGTGACTACGCTCCCCCATGCCCCCTCACTACTGGGGGTGACTACGCTCCCCCATGCCCCCTCACTACTGGGGGTGACTACGCTCCACCGGTGAGTGACTGCGCTTCCCTATCACCTCCTTATGTTGAAGCTGTTGATGCAGCCACTGCCACTGCCACTGCCACTGCCACTGCCGCTGTCACTGCCACTGCCACTACTGCTGATGCGGCTACTTATAATGCTGCTGATGCTGTTACTATAAAAGAAACCACGCCACCAATAGATGAGCCATTTAGTGTATTTAATACAATGTTAGCAAAATGGAATGATATGCAATATATAGCAGATATTATTATATTTAGTGGTTTGCTAGTAGGTTTGTTAGTATTTATGCATCATATTTATAATACACATGATTATGCAATTACTATGTTGTGGAGTTGCATAGTATTGTTTATATTACTTACTTTTACAATGGTGGCATACGCCCATTAATTGCTGTTTAGGTGTAGAATAACTAACTTTTAACAGTAAAACAGTAAAACAGTAAAACAGTAAAACAGTAAAACAGTAAAACAGTAAAACAGTAAAACAGTAAAAAACAATGCAATTCATTAAAATTGATAAAAAAGATTTATAGGTAATTGTACAATCGTCATCATGGCACGGATCGCTTTGATGCGGGAGAATAGGGATGCAAGAGATGGCAGACCCGCATTAGTCATCTTATCACCAGAATTCTGTGCGATGTGCGATGCATTTGGAATTCCAGATGATAATCGCCGTGCATTGTACTATTATTTGGACATATACTGTAGATATCCCGATGGTGTACCACCACATTGGCGAGACCCCAACTTCATTGAATGTATGGCACAGGCATCATGTGCATCACGGGCATATGCATGGCACATTCGCAGAGAACACGGACCGGGATTGTATAACATTCCATGGGTTCCGCTACCATTCAAGTTGAAAATTGGCCGCTTAGGCCAGTGCCATTATTTAGTGCGCCGCTATGGTAGAGTTACATATCAGCAAATGACCTACAAGAATTGGCAAATATTAGCACGGAGCGCATGCAGTGCTATGCGCGATAGATTTGATAGAGCAATGTTGTCACCACATAAAGCACACTATCGCCTAGGTGAAAATGACTAGCGAACTTACTATAAAACTAGTGCAATGCAACTCCATCATATAAAATTGTTCATTCAAGCTGCACAACAAAAAGCATTATGCACTTTCACATTGTGCTTTACACATTCATATTGTATGCAAAAAACATTTGTTTTTTTACAATAAGTGCTAGTAGTTGCATATGAAATTTAGCAATGTAATTAATAGCATAACTAACTTATAATAGTAAAACAGTAAAAAACAATGCAATTCCTTAAAATTGATTAATTAAGGATTATGGGTAATTATACATTTGCCTCTCATGGCACTGCGGCGTTTGATGGAACAGCGCATTGCAGAAGAAGATGCAAGACTCGCATTAGTCATTTTATCGGAAGAATTTTGTGACATGTGCGATGCATTTGGAATTCCAGATGATAAGAGGCTGCCATTGTACGATTATCTTGAAAGGGAATGCAAATATCCCGATGGTGTACCACCACATTGGCGGAACCCCAATCATCGGGGGCTATGTGGGAGCGAAGTCACCCCCAACTTCATTGAATGTATGGATCGGGCAGCATGTGCATCACGGGCATATGCATGGCACATTCGCAGAGAACACGGACCGGGATTGTATGACATCCCATGGGTTCCACCAACATTCAAATTGAAAATTGGCCGATTAGGCCAGTTTCATTATCTGTACCGTTCCCGATATGAAAATAAATGGCTCTCATCGAAATACCAGGATTGGCAACAATATGTGCGCTTCGAATGCAGAGGTATGCGCCTTGCATTTGATAGGGCAATGGTGCCGCCACATAAAGACAATGACTAGCACATTTAATATGGTACTATTGATATGCAATCATCCACATCACACGTAAAAAAATAATTACTGTTTCTTTTTTTTGCAGTGCGTTTTGCAAGTGCTTTTATGATTAGTGGGTTGACTCACTGCTTCCCAATGTATGAAGTACATGCTGATACCAACTGTCTACAGCGGATAATTGAATGTCAACAGTTGCTGAAACCGTAAACTCTCGGCATCAGTGAGTGGTGGTGTGTTGGGGCGGCGGCCATACGCAGACACTGCTTGCGCTATTAGAGCAAGTGCGCTTGCCATATCTAAAGTACCGCGCACCAAGCAAGCACGCTGGTATGATAGTACCGCGCTGAACATGCCTTCAAATGCGTGATTCACAGTGCTTTGAACAACAACATGCGTTCCAATCGATGGTGCAGCTGGTGCTGATTGAGCAATAGCCAACTGCATCTCCATTGCGCCGTCACGCTGCGACATTCTTGTGAAATCTGTACTTAATTACTTGCCTGCATAATTTCAATATTGTGCAATTTACACGCATTTTTCCAATATCAGTATAAGTGGTTAGGCACTATAGTCTAATACAGTCATGCGCGAGTGATGCTAAACAACTCTATATAAAAGATGAATAACTAATAAAATGGGGGCAGGAACACTACAGCAATTACATGCAGTCAATCGGCAAAAAACAGAACATGACTATTTAACTAATAATCCAAAACTCAGTTTTTTTCATTCTACCTTCAAACGTTACATCAATTTCGCTATGGAACCTATTATGCAATATTTCACTGAATCAGCTGATTTTGGGCGGAAAACTCTCTGTGAAATATCCCGCGCTGGCGATTTACTATGCGATATGTATCTTGTAATACAATTACCCTCAATAGCCCCCGTGGGATGGGTGAATGGTGTTGGAAATCGCCTAATTAAATCAGTAGAACTGCAAATTGGTGGATATCGTATTGATAAAATATCAGGTGAATTACTGGATGTGTTGAATGAATTGATAGTGCCATTAGAAAAACGTGCAACATACTATGATATGATTGGCAAACTATTTACTTATGGTGTTGGTGCACATACTGAAGAATTGCTGTTGTATATACCATTGCCATTTTGGTTTTGTAAAAATGTTGCACAAAGTCTCCCACTCATTTCTTTAGCATTTGCTAAAGTAGATGTGTTAGTAGAATTTGAAGAACTTGACAAACTATGGTTTAAAAAGAACGTAGGCGACCCACCAAATCCATTCACAACTCATATCACATCCGCAGGTATTCTATGCACTTATGCCTTTTTAGATGATGAACGCCGCCGTGACCTTATCTATCAATCACCCATGGAATTATTAATTGAACAACATCAAGATAATTTACCATTATGTATCACATCCGCCGATACTAATATCCATTATCCTATCGTACTAAATATGAATGTATCACAACTTATCTGGTTTTATAAATCAGATTATGCTACAGGAATTAATGATGTTGATAATTATGCAAATATTGTGAATGCTGGACAACTTACTGAGAAATTAGTGGAACCATTTCTCAGTGTGGAATTTAAAATACATGGACATGATCGTGTACAACTAATGCCAGCTAAATACTACAGAAGTGTACAAATATACAGTCATCAATACAGCGCACCTAATAATTTCATCTATGCTTACAGTTTCTCCATTAATCCCCGTACATTCCAACCTAGTGGCTCTTGCAATTTTAGTAGATTGGATGATGTACATATGCATTTTGTAATGTCTAACAGCATTACTAACGGAATTATAAAAATGATTGCTAAAAATTACAATGTATTGAAAATTATGAATGGCATGGCGGGATTATTTGAATCATAGTAATAATGGGGTATAGGGGGAATTGATGGCGCAGCCCCCCATTACCCTCTGGGGAAGCGATTGTCACATCATGCCCCGTGGCTGCTGCGGCAAGTTTTTGGGCATTTTCCAATGAATACGATAATTATTGCTTTTGCAATGATAATAATTATAGTTAACATCTGGCTCTGCAACAAGATGGAGACACTCGCAGTTGCACAAGCAGTCACACCAGTGACAGCAGCGACACCAGCAGCACTAGCGGCACCAACGCCACCAGCAGCACCAGCAACACCAGCAACACCAGCAGCACCAGCAGCACCAGCAGCACCAGCGGCACCAGCAGCACCAGCAGCACCAGCGGCACCAGCGGCACAAAATGTGCCTTTAAACACAAAATGGAATGCGTTTTGCATTGGGATACGCGCTGCAGAGCAGGCGTATGGGAATGCAGTGAATCCGCAGCGGGCATATAATACCCTTATTGCAGCCGTGAATGAACTGATGTGTGCATTAGTCTATTCATCCACGGGTGATTTTGAGATTACCCCATCAGTACATGCCCGAATGGTGGCTGCATTGGAGCGCTTTAATCGCATCTATGATGCGCCTAGGCGCTAAGATTAGTTATGATTGATTTGCTTTTGCAATTACAATTGTGATGATGCTGTTTCCTATAATTTTTGAACACAACACTTTACTACATTCCTTTTTTTATGATTAGAATGGCTGTCGGATGTGGGCAATGGGCATCTTACAGCCATCCAACGGCAATTTTTTATAACAAATACCATTATATTTACTAAAAATTGTTTGTTTAGTAATTATATAGTTACATACTTTCCACAGCGTGCAGCCACTAATATGGCTTCCGATACAAACAATCAAAAGACTGTTCGTATGGAGACATGTGGCCATTACACTGAGTTGAAAACGCCATTTGTACCATACTTCTCACAAATACAGTTTGACCATTTTGTTAATGCAGTGCATTTGATGTATTCTAGTGATGGGGAATCACAACAGTCTTTAAGAAATCGTGTGCAATCATTAATGGGTAGACTACTTCCTCAAGATGGAACAAGTGATTTGACATCTTCACAACACCGCGAACTTGTACAAATACTTGAACGATTTAAGTGATATGTATCACTCTCATCTTTAAGGATACGCAGGATACGCAGGATTTCCATCATAATCACATTGCTGCTCTGCTGCTGCAAAAATCCAATTGTTTATTCATATAGTTTTAGTATAATAGCATAATTCATACAAATTGCACATAATTGATAGTTTTTTATAGTCTGTTGTATTACAAATTGCCACTTTGCAGAAGAAGCAACGCTAGCACAGCACAATGTCATCTCAACAAACAACCGATGTTGCGCCGAATATCTTCATGCATTTGCTGGAAAGTATTTGTTCTGCATATCTCAAAGGGCACTGCTCACCTGCTGTAGCACGCATCTTGATTAACGGCGCAGTGACCATGATACAGAGCCATCCTGATGGCCGTGTACAACTCAGTGCATCGCAACATGAGAGATATCTGGCCTTGCTAACTTTGGCAAACTCACTGCCACACACATAAATGCCTATTGCATTTCATAAATATGCATCAATAGTTCACACACAAAATTAGCTGCTAACCACTAATGCTGATAACGTACATTCTTTTTTATGAATTATATAGCGGAAAGTGATATTAGTTTTAAACCTAGTTACAAAGTAACAGCTAAAATGACAACTATTGTACCTATAACGGCAGTAAATGCACAAGAAGCACCGATAAGTAAATTTAAAAAAACAGCAGTTGGAAGTAGGGCGGATGTATATGAAGGCCGTGCAGACCATACTAGCGGCGGATTAAAAAGAACTGATATTGTGCGCAAAATTATTGCTGGAAAAGTTATGTATATTTCTCAACGTGCTGCTTCTACAGCATCATCCGCAACAAAACTAAAAAGCAAATATAGCAGCGCAGCAATGAAATCCCGAAAATCAATTATGAAGATAATACCAACATTACCATTGGTATCTTGCACTATGAAAAATGTGAAATTCAACCTAGAAAATAATACTGTTCGCACTTTTGATTGCAATGAATTTACCCCGGATGACTACGCTGCCTTATCATCGGAACTTGCAACAATAAAAGATAACAATGCCACTGCACCAGCACACGATACTACATTTATTATTAATGAATTAGATGATATTCAATTAACTAATGATGTTGCACTGCTATTTTAAATGGTATACACCCCCCAATAGCCCTGACGATGAAAATGATATATGTGAGATGAGTTCACTCCCCTCCTTTTGTTAAGAATTGATGCGTGTTTTACATCCTTTTTGTGACAGTATTATATACTGTTCATATCCTTTAGTCATTCATTGCATTTCCTACATTTACAAAAACATAACAGTAGCTAATCATGATATGCTAGCTAGTTGGTGATATCTGAATGAGACTTCACAATATATCATAGTTGCGATATGCTGTTCTTTTTAGTACTATCGCGAGCGCAGCGAGCAGTAACACTAAAAAAACTAATATAATGATGCTGCTGCTGCTGCTGCTTACTTTTCTTTTTAGTACTATTGCGAGCGCAGCGAGCAGTAACACTAAAAAAACTAATATAATGCTGCTGCTGCTTACTTTTCTTTTTAGTACTATTGCGAGCGCAGCGAGCAGTAACACTAAAAAAACTAATATAATGCTGCTGCTGCTTGCTTTCCTTTTTTAGTACTATTGCGAGCGCAGCGAGCCACTCATCAAAAAAACTAATGCGATGCTGCTTACTTTTCCTTTTAGTACTATCGCGAGCGCAGCGAGCCACTCATCAAAAAAACTAATGCGATGCTGCTTACTTTTCTTTTTAGTACTATCGCGAGCGCAGCGAGCAGTAACACTAAAAAAACTAATATAATGCTGCTTACTTTTCTTTTTAGTACTATTGCGAGCGCAGCGAGCCATCTATAAACATCAAAAAAACTAATACGATGCTGCTTACTTTGCTTTTTAGTACTATCGCGAGCGCAGCGAGCAGTAACACTAAAAAAACTAATATAATGCTGCTGCTGCTTGCTTTCCTTTTTTAGTACTATTGCGAGCGCAGCGAGCCATCTATAAACATCAAAAATAACTAATATGATGCTGCTTACTTTGCTTTTTAGTACTATTTTGCGAGCGAAGCGAGCAGTAACACTAAAAAACTAATACGATGCTGCTTACTTTGCTTTTTAGTACTTATCGCGAGCGAAGCGAGCCACACTAAGGAATAGGGGGCTACACGCCCCCCTAGGGCTATGGGGGAATAGGGGGCATAACCCATCAATAGGATGGTAGCTATTGCATCTTACGTTAAAATAGTAATGGGGCTGAGGGGGCGCGCAGTCGCCCCCATAGGGGTCTAGGGGGAATTAGGCTGCCGCTAGGTGGTCTAATACCCCTCCTAAATGTCTTCAATAATATTGATATCAGTCATCATATTTTTGCGACAGCAATCTCTAGTTAAACCTAATTCATCCATAATTATGCCTGCTGTTGTTTTTTTAATATCCTGTTGTGCTATATTTATCACTATTGCATCCGTATTATATTGATGTGATAAATGCGATGTTGCACCTGCTTCGTCTGATGATGTACCATCAGCTGTTTTTGGCCGTCTTTTAATTAATTCCTTACAGTAATAATTATATTTATTCGCTAATTCCTTGCCACATGTGAAACATCTTATTGGGATGCTCATGTTTGTTCTATTTTGTACTGTTGCTTTTATGATAGTTGTTTATTTGTTTTGAATAAATCAATTTTGTTATCTCCCCCTTTTATAAAATATACAATAATGCCATCCTCAGTCATCGGGGGCTATGGGGGAGCGCAGTCACCCCCAGTAACATCCAAATGTATTCATATATTTCGCCGTGATTTGCGTCTTCATGATAATACTGCACTTAATCTTGCATGTGCTGCTGGATACACTACTATTATTCCAATCTTTATATTTGCAGAACACCAAGTACATCGCGAACATAATCCCAATCATCGGGGGCTATGGGGGGGCTACGACCCCCCCTACCGCAGCGCGAATTGTATTAAATTCATGCTGGAATCAGTAATAGATTTGCATCGCATGCTATGTGCTGCGCACTATAAATCGCGCCTTTTCACATTTTATACTAAAGATGAATATGCACTAATAGAATCACTATTGCGCAATGATACATCCATCACAGCACTATCATTCAACTCTGATTTTACCGAATATTCACGTTCGCGTGATCTTAAAATAGAGAAAATAGCAACTAAACTAGGCCGTCGTGTTATCACATCTGCTGATGATATTACTCTGCATCCTTTTAGTTCTATTATACCTATTTCTAGTCGCTCATCCCATGATAGCACATCAACATCAAAGGCACCTGCAACTGCAACATCAGATGAAGTGGAAGTGGAAGAAAAAAAAGAAGAAGTACCATCACACCAATCACACCCATCACCCTCGGCACCCTCGGCACCCTCGGCACCCTCGGCACCCTCGGCACCCCCAGCACCATATTTGAAATTTGCGCCATATTATAATAATGCTATTGCAAAATCAGTTGTTGAACCAAGTAAATTGCATTTAGGCGGCACACGTTTTATTAATGCTGCACATCATTTATCATTTGAAATTAGTTTGGATGATATTGTCCCGAAATTATATACTACTGCTGAAGTTGCAGACCAATATCCGCCACATCAAGGCGGACGCACTCATGCATTAAAGGCATTACATGCTATTGGCGTCACTACATGCCGTGATTATGATACTAACCATGACAAATTAGCCTATGTAACTACGCGCCTATCAGCATTTAATAAATTTGGCTGCATCTCAATTCGCGAAGCATTTCATTGGATTGTTAGCAAATTAGGACGGAAATCCGCACTCATTCGCCAATTTATATGGCGCGATTTCTTTTATAATTTACATGCATTGCGGCACTACAATGAGTCTAACGGAAAATATCAAAATGTAAAATGGGAAAATAATAAAACATTATTTGCAAAATGGTGTACTGGTTGCACTGGTGTGCCAGTAGTTGATGCTTGCATGCATGAACTCAATAGCACTGGATTTATGCATAATAGGGGGCGTCTCATAGTTAGTAATTTCCTAGTGCGATTGTTGCATATTGATTGGAAATGGGGTGCTAAATACTTTGCACAACACTTGTATGATTATGATCCAATTCAAAATGAATATGGCTGGCGCATATCCGCTCATTGTAGTGGTATTGAATCACGTCCTCTTTATCAAACTATCATGAATCCATGGTTGCAAAGTCGCAAATATGATGCTGATGCAGTATATATTAAGAAGTGGCTGCCAGTATTGCGCGATATACCAGCAAATGTTATACATAAATGGAATGTATACTGCACTGCACCAGAATACAAAACTGTATACATGGCGCCAATCATAGATTATGAAAAAGAAAAGAAACGAAGTTTAGCACTATATAATTAGTGACAACTGCCCAGCAGTCAGTATTAGGCCGCATCCTAATATTTTTGTACTATTTAGCAATACCAAAGGAATATCCCACACTCATTGCGATTATCAGCCAGCTATTAGTACCCTATTTTATTGAGGTTGTTGTGTAGCTGCTCTTCAATATTAACTGCTTCATTATATTTAATTACTGGATCATCTAATGGTGCTAATGGTTTATCTTGAACTAGTGACCCATTTGGAATTTGTACAATTCGTGGCTTATGTGAAACTTGTACAATATTCCCAGTACCAGCTAGATATTCTATAATATTATAAACAACAGCAAAACACTGAATCTGACAAATGGGCGTGATCACATTGTTACCATTGGCGCCAATTATCATAGACATATTATCCGCTGGCTCTAATTCCAGCGATATATTATCAAACTTACTAAAATTCATGAAACCATCTAATACTCTAGGATGCCCTACTTTAGTCAAATACTGTACTAAATCCCCCACATTGTCGCTGTATTTTGATATTGTATCTATAGTATCAGTTGTTATAGTACAATTATACTGTTGCTGCTGTTGGAGCGTGTCCCATGCTCGGTGCTTTGTGATATTATTAGCAAAAGAATATAAATAGTGCTGCCTTGTGTTTTTCAGTATTCCTACTTCTTTTAATATTTCTAGCGGTAATATATCAGTAGCAGTATTATTCACCATTAATTGTACAGACTTAATCGGATTATGATAGCGGTACTCTGTGCGATGCACAGTAGGTAATGTTATATACCAGTATAAACATTTAACATTACCGTTATTAGGTAATTTAATTGATACATGCTTTTGATTCTGAAATACTAGAGTTGCTGGATATTCCATAAATTGCTCAATTAAACATGATATTGGTGCCAGTGCAATATGGCCTCTCATAGGTGTATCCCAGTTGCAATATGTTACTAATAATTTAGCATTTTCAATATGATAGTTATTATTTTGCTCAGTTTGCCCATTTTGCCAATTTTGCTGATGTAGTGCATTAGAAAGACGTGTTGGTATCATCCATGTGGGAAGTAGGGCTAAACCTGCGCGTGATAATTTAGTTAATGTACTAGACTGATGCATTCTCTCTACATCAAATAGTTCATCAAAATCATGCATTATAATACGTAGTTTAACTTCATGGAATGCTAATTTTATTAATGGTATCCCAAAACCAGTACTAAATGGCAATATTATCATAGATTCACATTGCAAATTATGTAAATCATTATACGCTGCAATAGTATTTCCACTGCAACTATATATGATATTTCCACCAATTTCTAGATTTATTTTTTTAATAAATGTTACTTCCATATTATATGAGAATTGTGATGGATATCGGGATACGCGCCGAAATGTATCTAAATCTTGTGGTACATTAGGAAGATATATATACATAGTTTTAATAATATCATTGTTTCGTGGTATAATTATTTCTACTGTTTTTCCAAAATCCACATCAATTGGTATAGCTTGCACAAATTGTGCAGAATTGTCAATTGCATTATATTTGTTAAGATGTGACACACTCTGCGAATCTATTTGCAGTAAACTCACTGAGTTAGACATCTTAAAAGTGCGCGTGTTTAATACTGTTTTACATGTTTTCTGTGCTGTAAATGCCGCAATTGTTAACTACTATTAGCGAATGAATACCCGATATTAGCAGCGCATGGCGATATTGCCTTTTTATTGTAAAAAAAGTACTAAAGTACTTAGAGTTAGCGCGGTAATTCGTGTCATTGCGACTATCCTTAAGGGCATACACCAAGTATTATCTGTCATTGCATAGACTTCGCACTCTAAGCATTGTGGTACTATTTATCAATAAAAATGGATAACGCGTCCCGATAATTTAGGGATTGGGGTTATGGGGGCGTGCAGTCGCCCCCAAGATAATTTCAGTTTTCTACCCTTATTTGTAAAAAATTAGAATGGGTTCACTAGTTGTTTCATGGCATTACAAGCATTGTGCATTGTGCATTGCTGCATATTATGTATGACAGAGTGATGAAAATCACTGTGATGCTAATTGTATAGCATGTTCTAACACACCAGTCAAAAATGCAACAGTGTCTGATGTCCAGTTGTTGGGATTCCGTTGCAGATACGCAGCACAAGCTGCATACCACTCAATCCGTTGAATGTTGTTTTCTTGACAACCCACACAAGTGAAATGAAACTTCAAGTCATCCGCAACAGTCTCAACGGGGCCATGCGGCGTGTCAGTGTAAGTTTGCAGCCATTCTAAGAACTGCCGCACTGCTTCCGCATTTTCTGCGCTGGCAATAGCCTCCTCAATCGGTGTGCAAAAGTTGGTAAACTCCTCACCATTTTGGACTGCTGCATCGGATTCGCCGCGCGATTGTGACAACGGCACAAGCACAACTGTGATACGGCTGCGACTGCTTAATGTATTTCCCATTGCAGCGTGGCGCAGCAGTACTGTCAGCAGCAGGAATATACTATTGCTAATTGCGCAGTGTATTATCCATTTTTGCCGTAATGTGCGATTTTGCTGAGTGAACATATAATTTTATTTATGCTATTAGTGCCACTAGTATTGCAATATATTTACTCAGTAATAAGATGCGCTGTACCATCTAATTTATATTGCAAAATATTGTATGTTACCGCAAAACAATGCACTTCTCCAGCAGATATATTATCTATTAAATCTAATTCTAGTGATATATTTAACATAGCACTCGCATTCAAAAATCCATTAATAGACTTACTATGTTGTCCAATACTTGACAAGTATTTTGCAAAACATGGTGCAGTGTCAACAATATTAGTCAATGCATTTGCAGTAATAGTTCCATTTAGATTCGCATCATCATTTGAAAAAGAATATCTATAATAACTATTTTCCTGTGATTCTATTATGCAATGTGGTATTTGTGCAATACTTAATTTAGTAGTTGCTAAATTATTTAATATTAGACTAATATGTGTTACTGGTTTATGCAATGTGGTATTTGTGCAATACTTAATTTAGTAGTTGCTAAATTATTTAATATTAGACTAATATGTGTTACTGGTTTATGCAGTAGACTCTGCGGTATTGCAGAAGTTTTATTGGAAAGGAAATACCAATATAAACATTTAATATTAAATTGTGTTGGTATTGTAATTGATACATGCTTATGATATGCTAATACTGGAATTGCTGGATATTCACGAAACTGTTCAATTACTAATGACATTGGTGTCATCTGTATCATCCCGCGAATATAAGATGAATTTATATTATTATATGTGACTAATAGTGATGCATTTATAATATGATACTGTTTTTTAAATTTATATGCAGTTTTATGCAGTTTGCGCAATATAAATTCTGGAATGAAACTTGGTGGTGCGCCCGAAATTGGTTCACTATCAAACTCAGATATAATGCATGATAAAGGATATCTTATTGCTGCTTGCGTTTGCAAACTAACTACATTAAATATTGTATCAAATTTATGCAGTGTTATATACATAGTAACTACGTTATGAGTTAAATGTACTAATGGAATTCCATATCCAACACTAAATGGTAAATATATTCTATGCAAACACTGTATACTATCATCTTGACCAGTCTCTAACTTATTAAAATTATTATATGTTCTGATTACTGCACCACTAAGACTATATATAATACTATCACCAATATGCAATTCCACTTCTTTTATAATATTAGTGGCATAGCAATTCTTATCATAACTAATCTGATATTGAAATAATTCTGACGGACATTCTGGAATACATAAATACATATTTTTCATAATATCAGCACATCGCGGAAACTCTAACAATATCGTTTCACCGTAATCAATATTCAGCGGAATTGCTGTAGTATATTTGGCATCTTCTCCAATATCAGTGTATTTTCCTAAGCATGATGTAGTAGACGCAGTTAACTGTAAAAGACTAATTTCAGCTGACATTCACTGTATTTAATGCTATATAATAAACATATCGCATGATTATAGCGCTTTAACGATGCTGTTAGTGACAACAACAATAGTTATGGAAACACAGTTAAAAAATAAGAAAAGCACTACACTCCCACTCCTGCCATTCCAGACTCATACCGTAATGTATTATAAACTACTGCAAAACAATGCATTTGCCCATCTGGAATATCCTCAATTAATTCCAATTCTAATGACATATTGTGCGGGAACTCACTTGCATTATAATAATTAATTTGTTTAGCACAATATCCAGAATCGCGAACGTATGTTTTAAATTCGGATCCCCTCAAATTATTAATCGATTCCTCCGTCATACAACACTTATTCAATCCCGAATCATTAGAAAAAGAATATAAATAATAGCTATTATTACATTCTGCACAATTATGATATTGACCTGATTGTGTATACTTAAATTGTGTTGCTGTCATTCTGGATTTGGCCCATTCAGCATTATTACAACTTGCCTTAACTGATTTTATCAAATGTTGCTGCTTCAGTATATCACCATTTTTTGATGTAAAATACCAATAAATGCATTTAGTATTCGCATTTGGTAATGTAATTAATACTGACCGTTGCTGTGCTTTTATTAGTGTATTTGGATATTCTAGGAATTGTTCAATTATACACTGATGTGGTGAGTGACACATAGCGCGTCTGAACTCCATATCAAAATGTGCGAATGTTACTAATAATTCAGCGCAATCCACATGCAATTTATTTAAATCTAAAGCACTCTGTTCTGCCGCTGTATCTTGCGATTTATTAGTATATACAGTATTTACAGTGGCTAATTCTATTTTGACTTTAATCTCATGATATACTAAATTTATTACTGATAGTCCCCATCCATTTGCAAAAGGCAATGATATCACTACATCGCGATGTTCTGCAGTAGCATCAGTTCCGTTTGTGTTTGTGTTTGTATTATAATGATGATGACATCCTAGAGTTTTAGAATAATATGCTGCTAAATTAGCACCTGATATACTATATATCGGCGTATCGCCTATTTCAAGTGTTGCATTTTTAATAATAGATTCAATACCTGCATTGCGATATTTAAGTTCTAATGGTAATTCTGGTAGTCTAATGCTCAATGCAATATTTGTTACTAAATCACCTGAACGTGGTAATGTTACAGATGTAATACCGCTGCCAAAATCTAAGTGGGGTAACGGTATACATTCATATAGTTTCCATATTAGTGTTTGTTGTATGGCAGTCTGTGCAGTGGGAGTTGGTTGGGCAACTGGCACTGTTACTAATGAATGATACTTATCACGAATTACTGCCATTTTAATGTTTTATACTTATTATGATAAAAATAAACAACTATAAGACGCACGCACGCACGCACGCACGCATGCACATCTCATTATACAACAATAAGAGTAAAACACAGAAATTACTGCAATCCATCCTAGTAATGTTGCACTTTTTTTACAATAAAAGGGATATCGGCGCTTAGTAATAATTGGTGTCTGCCCTTATCATTGCGGTTGTTTCTTCAAAAATGCGTCTAATCTCATTGCAGACTCATAATTTCCAAGTCCAGCAGCTGCCCTATAATAACGCAACATCTCTGCTACATTTGGTGCAATTACTTCAAAATAATAGCCTAAATTCATCATAGCTTCCACAATATTGTGTTTATCAGCGGCATGTCTATATAATTGCACCATGAACTTTGGTTTAATTTCAATAGTTTGATAATATTTAGCTAAATTAATTACTGATAATACTGATGCCGCATTGTGTGAATTCAATGATATTTTATAATAATATTTCATTAATTCATAATTATGTGGTTTAATATAATATTGATGTAACATGCCTAAATAATGTGCTGCATTCTGTTGCTGAGTCTTTACAGATATTGCATGCATTAAATATCTAGTTGCTAATGGTATATCTAATAAAACAGTGCAATATATTATTCCTAATTTTTCATGTGCTGGTATATAATTATATTTATGTGCTAATATTTGTAAATATTCAATCATCTTATGTATATCTACTAATTCTAAAGCTACTGCCATTGCATAGTACTTTTGCAATGATATTGGTTTTACTATATCAGTACTAATACTGATGTGTTCATTTTCTATTAATGTAGGCGTTAACTCTTCAAACATAGCAGCAGCGAGCGGGATGATGCGATGCTTTTTTATCCTTAACAATAAGCCTTAACAATAAGCCTTAACAATAAGCCTTAACAATAAGCCTTAACAATAAGCCTTAACAATAAGCCTTAACAATAAGCATATAGCAATATAATCAACAATTTTGTCTGATTTCGTGCGACTTAATCGCCAATAGCGATGAATATAATAAAAATTGCAAAAAACTACCGTAGAATATTATTATACTTCTGTCTGGTGAATCACCAACACAACACACAATAATGGGTTGCTGTTACAGCACCTACGTGTACTTTCACCATGACATCACAAACTACCACAAATCAGTGGCGCGTCGCATAATGCATGTGTTCATGGCCTCATATGCAGAGGAAATGCGAGCATTGCCCAATAATGTTCCTCCTCGTCACAATTCTACATGGATTGCACGCAGAGATTACCAACGGAAACTTGTTATTGTTGCGCGTGAGATGTTGCAGTTTGTCCGCACTGAATATGCGGATATTGAGTGGAATGTGTACCGCGCTGCGCGCATGTACCTCAATGAACGTGCACACATCCATGGACATGGATGGACTCCGCTGTTCGTAGCATTGGATAATGTTTTGCGTGAAGCTATTTACATTGAGCAAGGTGTGTAAAAGCATGCATGTTTACACAATTCAACTATTGATACATATGGCATGCACATACATTCCTAAAATGAACTTATTGTTCTAAGAATTGCATTTTTTATTACTAAACACTAGCAAATCGGTATGCAGTATGCAGTATGCAGTTATGCAATAATTCTAAAAATTATCATTAGTTATCATTTTTTATGCTAAGTAGTATTAATAAAAAAGTGTGATGAATGGGGTGATCATTGTACAACAAGCCTCAATATACCCACCTTGGGTACTATTCGCAAGGGATTGTACGATTATTACCTCATTCATCACACACACATATGTACAACCACAACCACAATCACATTACACACAAGGCTTTTCTTCCAGCTGGTGTTTTGGAAACCAACTGGGTACACAGACACACAAACTCGAACACGAACACGAACACGAACACAAGCCACCCTACATCGGCCCACACATGCGCATCGCCGTGCACACAACAATCACGCGATAGACCTCACTCTGCACAGACACAGCCACCTTGATATCTGCCTCAAGCTGCGCAGCCTTCAGTGCTGCGCTGCACTCCTCCGCTGTTGCTGGCACTGCGCGGGCGGCGCACATGCGCTGGAAGGTAGCCATGCTCTCCGTGATCAACCGCTGGCGCTGCCTATGCACGCATGTCCCCACATACTTCATTTCCGCCGAACGCAAGTAGGCAAGAACGCTGCTGAGAATTCCCACGTGTGCAACACCCGGCACGCGCTGCAGCGCCTCCTTCAGACTGCGCGCCTGCGCATTCATGCAGTCCAGCCTCTCTGCCGGCATTGGCATGCGCACCATTTCCTTGCGCAGCTCCTCATACACCGGCTGCACCGCGTCCTTCATGTCATCCTCAATCTCTCTCGCGTAAACGTCACTCATGATTTGTACTTTGCGCTGTGCACAAGTGATCACTGTTCGCCAACTAATTAACTATACTTACTATCAAAAAAACGATTTTATTCATTTATTCATTTGGTGCTAGTTTTATAGTACCCTATCCACTACAAAAATCTAAACTACTTCATCCGTAAGGGTTGATAACCGCAATTATCTTTGGGGTGACTGAGCGCCCCCATAACCCCAATCCCTAAATTATCGGGACGGGTTATTCCTTTTTATTACTAAATAGTACCAAAATGCTTAGAATGCGAAGTCTATGCAATGACAGATAATACTTGGTGGTTGCCCTTAGTTATTAATAAAAAAGTGTGATGAATGGGGTGATCATTGTACAACAAGCCTCAATATACCCACCTTGGGTACTATTCGCAAGGGATTGTACGATTATTACCCCATTCATCACACACAAATATGTACAACCACAATCACAGAACACACGCACAAAACTCTTTTCTTCCAGCTGGTGTTTTGGAAACCAACTGGGTACACAGACACAGATGTACACACAGAACACACGCACAAACATACACAAACACACACAAACACGCACAAAACATGCACACACACACAACACGTACTTTACACCAACTTCATCGCACGCACCAGCACTCCGCGCCAGTACGACATCCAGTAGAGTTGCCGCCGCAGCTTTTGGTTCTCTGCTCCCCAGAAAACTGCAGCTGCAGCTTCCAGCGAAAAGGCAGCATGGAAAGCACACTCGTGTTCCTCGATCTCGGCAACTGTGTATGCGGTGTTGTCAGCCTTTGCAGGCAACTTGAACGTCCGAGCAAATGCACTGCGCATCTGATGCGGGTCCACATTCTCCCATTGTCCAGCGCGTGGTCCTTCAGTGTGCCGAATATTGTGCATCACCCGCTGCTCCGCAATGCACACATCAGCCACCATGTGTTTCAAACACATCTCAGTTGACTCCTCCAAGCGCTTGCTTGCAATCCACAGAACCACCAATGTGGCATCAACATCAACATCTTCGCCGGAAAAGCTAACCGGCAATTCAATCTTCTCTCCACAGAGAAACTTCACCGCCATCTCGCTCATCGCATCCAACTTCTGCGATGTGCGTTGCGACATAGTGTTCCCCATGGCTTGGCTTGCTTTGCTTGCTTGCTTTGCTTGCTTGCTTTGCTTGCTTGCTTTGCTTGCTTGCTTTGCTTGCTTGCTTTGCTTGCTTTGCTTGCTTGCTTGCGTGCTCGATTCTTAGAGGAACCGAACGAACTCTAACTAGCAACAATTAGCATTTAAAAAACGATTATAGTCATTTATCCATTTTATTCCATTTTTATGATTCCTCTTTATTCTATTTATAATAGCAGACCCCTAAGAATTATCTATTATTTTACACTTAAAAAAACTACCCTTGCGGGCAGGTTTTTTGCTCTAGCGGTGTTTGGAAACCGCCGTGGCACACACACACACAAAACATGTACAAACAACACGCACAACATGTACAATCAACACGCACAACATGTACAATCAACACGCACAACATGTACAATCAACACGCACAACATGTACAAACAACACGCACAACATGTACAAGCCACCCTACATCGGCCCACACATGCACATCGCCGCGCACACAACATCCACGCGATATTGCGCCCGCTGCACAGACACAGCCACCCGGTTATCTGCCTCAAGCTGTGCAGCCTCCAATGCTGCGTTGAACTCCTCCGCTGTTGCTGGCACTGCGGGGTCGGCGAACCTCATCCGAAACGCATCCATGCCCCGCTCAATCAACTCTTGGCGCATCTCAGTCGTGTCACGCACCATGTAGCGGTTCTCCGCCCCATGCAAGTACGCAAGCGCGTTGACAAGGATACGGCCTCGCGAAACACCCTTCACGCGCAGTAGATTCTCCATCAGACGCCGTGCCTGCGCATTCATGAAGGACTCCCGCTCTGCCGCCATGCGCATCTCCAGCATCTCCAGCATCTCCGGGCGCAGCCGCTCGTACACCGCCCGAACTGCGTCCTGCAGCTCCCCCACAATTGGCTCGATTCCCCGCGATTGCTCAACACCCATTGTGTTCTTCGATCTTCAACAGTGTTCAACGTGCTTGCTCACTGTTCGCCAAATAATTAACTATACTTACTATCAAAAAAACGATTATATTCATTTATTCATGTTTTGCTATTTTTTTATAGTGCCTTATCCACTACAAAAATCTACACTATTTCATCAGTAGATAATATTCCTAATTTACTGAATTATTAATAATCACTACTGTATGGCATATGACTATCACCATTTAATACAAATCGTGGTGTCATCATCATTCCTTGTAATTCTTGCATTAATAATTTGCATGCATATGGTATTTGTATTAGCGATATCTGTGAATATTGCCGACAGCCATGACATTTATATGTCTGTAATACTGGATTCGCTGATGCAAATAACCCGCAACTCTGACATACATAAATATTAAACAAATCACTTACATCCATCATTCGCTCCTTCAAAAAGCTCATCGCACCATGTGCTATCAGACAATCCCTTTCCATTTCTCCCATTCTTAAACCCCCATCTCGTGAACGGCCTTCCGCAGGTTGCCGTGTTAATTGTACTACTGGCCCCGAACTACGACTATTTCCAGTCCATACCCCTTTCTTATTCTGTCT